AGTTCGTCGCTAGGGGATGCCCTTAGCATCATAGGCGCCCGGATGCCGGTGCGCAACCTATCAAGGTGATAGCCATGCCCGAGATCACAGATGCAGAGATGAGGGAGTTTCACACGTACCAGGCGATCGGTACTCCTACGTGGGTCAAGGAAAAGCTCAGTTCCTTTGAGTCCGACAATCATACGCAGCGCGAAGAGATTCGTGGTATGAAGGAGAAGCTCCCGAAGGACGGCGAAGTGGTTGTGCCCAAGTCGGATGCCGACAAACTTGTGAAGTACAAGGAATTGGGCAAGCCGGATGAGATCAAGGGCAAGCTCGAGGCAGGTGCAACAGCGCAAACAAACCTGACTGGAGCAGAGCGTAAGACGGCGGCGCTAGCGTTTGTGAAGGCCGCTGGCTTGGCGGAGGAGACAGTTGACACACTGGTCGCGATTCCAGATTTGGAGTCGGCTGTTTTCGAGGTCAAGAAGGGTAAGGTGAAGAACAAGGCCGGAGAAGAAGTCGACGCCGAGATACCTTTCATCACTGTGGTTGGCGCTGACGACACGAAGGAGACCTTGGACTTTGCCAAAGCCTTGGAGCGTTTCCCGGCGCTGAAGGGTCTTCGCCTAGCAGAGCAAAAGGGAGATGCAGTATCAGCGGTGCTTCCGTTTGTTCCGCAGGGATCGGGAGAACATGCTGCAGTATCCGGCAGTATCTATGACAAGATTCGTGCGGACGCTAAGAAGAAGAAGGAAGCGGCTGAAGCGGATCAGTCAGGGGCGCCGGTCGAAGCGCGTCTGGGAATGTCTCAGACGTAAAGACGTTCACAATTAAGGAGATCATCGTATGTCACCGATGAAAGTGACGGCGGTCCTGGCGGCTGGCGAGGTTCATCCGAATCCTTTCCTTGGCCCCATTGACTACCAAGCTGTCGTGCGCCTCGACGTCAGCGATATGTCAAGTGACGAGGTGGATGCTTACGGGTTTCTGAAGCCCGGGGTGTTCCTTACGAGAGACGGTCAACTGGTCGAGCCAGAGGCTGTCCTTCACTCCATTGCAACTCTTGCTATCAGTGGTACGGCGGAAGAGTTCCAGACCACCACCACAGCACTCGCGCGGTTTGCTGGCGTTCCGATGTCAAAGGCCGCCGCAAACAACATCACGTTCACCGCGGTTCACGTTGTTACGGCCCTCAAGTTCGGCGTCATCCTCGTTCAGATGGATGTTGCTGGGACAGTCACAACGAAGGTGCCTGGCGCAACGCAAACCACTCCGATGGCATACGCCACCGCCCCGTTGGCTCTGGCCGCACTGCCAGAAGTTGACGATGACAATGTAGCCCTCGGGCACATTGCCATCGAAGCTGACTCTGGCAACTGGACTGCCAACACCGATGACCTGACAAATGCAGGCGATCTCGTGACCGCCGCGTTTGTCGACGCTACTCCTACCGCTATCGGAGCCAACATCACTCGTGCCTATGGCGCGAATATCGAGGCTGTCAAGGTGGCGGCGGGTAACACTGGAGCTTTTCTGGCAGCGGCAACCGACATCGATATCGCGATTGCCACCATCTGTCAGGTCAACCGGGCCATCCTGGAAGACTCCCTTGGACGCTCTTTGACGAGTGGCGAGCTGAACAACAAGCCCGACACGATCGTCATTTCGAGCATCTAACCTTAGCTGCAAAGGAGATACGTAATGCCTGATTTCACCTGGCTGGCAGCTGAGGAGGCACTCACGCCTACCGCGCTGACAGTTCGCGCCCAGACCATCGACCCAACGGATCAGGGTCGATTGTTGTGGGACATCTTCATGCCGCGCCGGGACGTCGATCAGACGAAACTGGCTTCCCTTTCAACCCAAGACGTGCGCATCTCTTCTGATCGTAGAGAGTGGAACGCACGTGGACGGTACATTCCACTGCTCACGCCCCCAACTGCGGAGCTGGAATGGGTGCCCATCGAAGGGTACTTCAAGCTCGAGGAAAAGGAAATCAACGATTTGATGAATGAGGTCCGGGGCAACCAGGCTCTCTTCCGTTCGATCGTTGGTGCTCGTATTCCTCAGCGTACCGACGCACTCGCCATGGCGAACTATCGCCGGCTCGAGTTGGACTGCATGCGTGCTTGGGCCAACGGCGAGATCATCTCCATGAACCCGCAGACAGGTGAGACCTTCACCGTCAGTTACGGGTTCTCCGGTTCACGGTATACGACTGCCGGAACCGCGTGGGATGACGGTGGCGTCAATGCCTACAACCTCTTCCTCATCTGGCTCCAGTCGGCTTACGAAGCATGTGGGCCGCTGAACGGTGCCATGATGCGTCTCGCAACGCGAAACGCCATTGTGGCTGACGCACCGAACGCCATGGCCGGAGCCATCTCCGGTCTGTTGCCGACGGTTGCCGCAACTGAGTTGCGGATTCAGGATGAGACTGGTCGTCCGTTCCGTTTCTTCATCAACGAGAACACACTGGATACCTTCGACGACGGCGGTATCGATCGCTCAACCGTGAAGGTGTGGCCGGCTCAGAAGGTTGCCGCCGTACCTGCTGGTAACGCGGTTGGATCCACGGCGTTCGCGCCTGTGATTCGTGCGTACGATATCAGCGCCCAGACTCCGGAAGCAGGAATCGACGTTCGGGGTATCACGGTGTATCACGACATCGCGGGTACAGGTCGTGAGCTGACGGTTGAAGGACAGTTCAACCCGATGCCTGATCCTGACGAGCAGAAGTTGTTCGTCATTGACGCCGGCGTATAACCGCGGCTGTTCTTCGACTCTAATCCCGTCCGAGAGTTGTAATGATTCTCGGACGGGGGAAGAACGGGGTTTCAAATGAAGATTCTCGGAGGTGTTTTCATCGACCGAGTATATGCTTCTGGTGATGAGCAAGCACTGGCTGAAGTCATCACCGAAGACCAGATCACACGCTTGACAGGGTTAGGTGTGATCGAGGGCGACTGGACTGGCGTCGAAGAAGAGGAAGAAGATACTCCTTGGACTCCGCCTGTTGCCGAAGTCACAGCTACCAGCGATCCAGCAACTATCACTTTGCTTCCGACTGGCTTCCCTGCCAGGATGGAATTGATGGGTGCTGGCTTCAATAGTGTGGAGAACACTAGCGCCGCTACTGATGAGCAGCTATTGGCCGTCAGTGGCGTTGGTGCATCGACTCTGGCAAAGATCCGTGCGGCGTTGGAATAAGCTATGGCGATTACAAATGCCGATATGTTGGCGCCAACGGGTCCGGTTGAGGTAACTCTTTTTCCAGGTGAAGATATCAGTGGTGCTGCACCGCCAGCGACTATCCTGGAAGAGCGCCTTGATGTCTATATCGCACAAGCAGTAGCAAAGAATGCTGCTATTGCGTTTGACGATATGGATGCTGCAAACTTGGCATGGGCTCTTCACCTCGCCTTTCAAGCCGCTTATATAGTAGCGGTTGCACGACCAGCTTCCGAAAATTCACAAATTCCTGTTCTGGGCAGTGAAGGCTATGCCAAGGATCAACGTGATGCTTTGTTAGCTAAGGCTAATGAGTATTTCGATGATTACAATATGCTGCTTATGACTGTACCCACAACGTCGGCACCTTCCGGTGTTCCTACACGATCCACACCACTCGAATACGAGTGGTAATAGGAGAAATGAAATCAAATGAGTGATCTCAGCAACTACGCAGAAGATAAGCTGGTTGATCATCTTCTCGGTACAACGTCATTCACGATGCCTTCGACCGTCTACCTTGCTCTCTTTACAGCCGTATCCGATGCCGAAGCCGGTACGGGTACGGAGTGTGTCGCAAGCGGGTATGCGCGCCAACTCACGTTGTTTGACGCATCTTCGGGTGGAGTCTCTGCAAACGAGGCTACCGAGACATTCGGTCCACTCTCGGGTTCTGGCACGATAACTCATGCCGGCTTGTTCGACGCCGTTAGCAGCGGTAATCCGCTCACAGCTCTCAAAGCCTTGGCGGCTTCCAAGGCGTGGACCGATGGTGACTCGATTCAGTTCGCAATTGGCGACATCGATTTCGATCTAGCCTAAGCGCCAGCGAGGTGTATTATGATTGAGGTCGAAATTCTTTACGCCGATCTCACGCGCCAGCGCAAGCCACTGGACGAGATCGACCAGCTTCGCACAGACGAAGTGCTCTTCTGATAAAGAGAAGGGGAAGCGGCGGAATATCGTAGCCTGCTTCGGCAAAGATTTCTATGCCCTCTGTCGGCGTCGGATCGAAGGGGATGAGCACGTCATGCTCTTCGGCTGGGACGAGGATGACTTCGTCTTCCGCAGGCTTACCAAGGTCCACGAGAACAGCGCCCGGAGGCAGGTAGATGCGCCGCTGGGTTGTATGCACATGATCTTCTCTGGTCGTGGCGTAGGGGAGGACGTATGGCAGCAGGCACAGGACATCTTCAGTAAGGAGATGACCGCCTAATGGCATGGTCCGTTGAGTATATCGAAGAGGTAGAATCATGGGTCTGCTCGAACGAATTGGCTGATGACGGCGCGCTCGACGTCACAATAACGGACTGTATGACGGACGGCAATACTACAGGACAGAGCTGCGACGAACTCAAGGAAGGCACTATCAACCTCAAGGTGATAATCGCCGTCGAGCCGAGTGCTCTCCTTTCCCTAGCTGTTCGCATCTGGTGCGACGAGGCCATGACGACGGGACCGAATACTCTGTTCCCGTACACCGATCCGAACAGTATCAGCGAAGATGGGAAAGATCCACAGGACTACAACTCGTCGGACGAGTGGGTTGAGCACGCCTGCAATGGTGCCTTCCTCGCTGCACTTGGTGATGTTGGTGGCGGCATGATCGCTGTACGCCTCGCGTCGGAAGTAAGTGCGAAGACGAAGGTAGGTGAGGTAGAGATCGACGTCACCTACTATACGATCGCGATTAACGGAGTCACGAGGGACAAAGCAGGAGATCCACTGGTAAGTTGTGAGTACCAGATCTTCAAGAGGACTGGCCTAGCTCCTGAGACGTGGCAGTTGAAAGCGAGTGGTGTCTCGGATGGTGGTGACGGGACGTATAGTGAAGACATGATGAGGGCCACCTACCGAGTTGCGACGATCAAGGATGTGACTCCTCAGGTAATGGATCTCGGTCCTCCGCTTATCCAAGCTCAGGCTCTCGCTTCCAATGACGAGTTCACCCTCGGTGCGTACCACAACTTCGCCAACGACGATGAGTTGTATGCGTATCAGGCTGGCGTAGCGGATCTACCAGGAGCGATCACCGAGGACACTCTCTACTATGTCGTCAATCTGAGTGGGGACATCTGCGAACTGAGCCTCAGTCAAGGTGGAAGCGCGGTGAACGTCACCTCCGATGGTGACTGCATTCTCGTAGGCAAGCCTGAGGCAAGTTAATGGCGATTGACCCAAGAGATCCGATTCTCCGATCCCACGGAGATAAGGATGCTTCGGGCGTCCCTCTTGATCCCTATCTTTACAGTCAAGAAGATAAAGAAGAAGAAACAGGCGGGGCAACAATATATGCTGCTTGGTCGACGAGTGGTGCTGGTACTTTTGCAGCTAGTGCTACTGTACTTAGGGCCGCGGCTTGGACGGCTTCCGGTGTAGGTACCTTCGCTCCAATAGCGCGCCTACTGCTTCCTGCGACTTGGGCTGCCAGCGGTATAGGTTCATTTGTTCCAACAGCAAGGCTGCTGCTCCCGGCATCTTGGACCGCTAGTGGTGTAGGCAACTTTGCAACAACGGCTGGATTACTGCTCCCGGCATCTTGGTCTGTTAGTGGCGCCGGTACTTTCGCAACTAGCGCCACAGCAACTAGAGCCGCAATTTGGTCTGCATCTGGCATAGGTACCTTTGCTCCAACAGCTAGGCTATTACTTCCCGCTTCATGGACAGCTAGTGGAATAGGTACATTTGCTCCAACTGCGGGCCTGCTACTTCCAGCCTCTTGGACAGCATCAGGTGCAGGTACCTTTGCAGCAGCAGGCACGGTTACCGGAGTAATCTTTGCCTCTTGGTCAGCCTCTGGTACAGGCACCTTTGCAACAAGCGCTACTGCTCTTCGTAAAGGTGCGCTCAGTATTTCTGGTGTTGGCACATTTGCACCGACTGGACGCCTTTTACTTCCAGCTTCTTGGACAGCCTCTGGCGTCGGCACCTTTGCAGCAGCCGGCGAAGTCTTTGCCGTTATCTTCGCGGTTTGGTCTGCATCAGGAGCCGCTACCTTCGGGACAAGTGCAACAGCTCTTCGCAAAGGTGTGTTGAGTATTTCCGGCGTAGGAACATTTACCTCTACCGGACGGCTCCTACTTCCTAGCGCATGGTCTGCTAGTGGAGTCGGTACTTTTGCCGCTAGTGGTACTGTTCTTGGCTTTATTCAAGCAGCATGGGCTGCTTCTGGTGCCGGTACCTTCGCACTTAGCGCAACCGCCCTTCGTAAAGCTACACTAGCACTTTCTGGCGCAGCGACCTTTGATACAGCAGCCATAATACTCAAAAATGCAGTATGGGCGGCTAGCGGAGCAGCGTCGTTCACCACATTAGCGACGGCGATAAGGCAAGCACTGTGGTCAGCTAGTGGTGTAGGCACGTTTGCTCCTACGGCTGGCTTGCTACTTCCTTCTTCTTGGGCCGCTTCTGGTGCTGGTACATTTGTTCCAACAGCTGGTCTAATATTACCCGCATCTTGGGCTGTTTCTGGTGTTGGCGGCTTTGCGATAGACGGAAATCTAATTTTACCTGCCTCATGGACAGTGAGTGGAGTAGGTACGTTTGATACTGCTGCAATAGCTTTGCGCGGTGGTCATGTTTCATTTTCTGGTATTGGAACATTCGATAGTGCTGCAACACGTTTGGTCACGCTAGTTTGGTCAGCTAGCGGTGTTGCGACATTCTTAGCGACCGCAATACCTATATACATCTCATCGAAAGCTGCTGCTACACACGCTAAGGCTTTGCGTAAGACTCGCGCAAGTGGTCTTGCAGCAAGCTTTGATGTTCATCATCATGGTGTTTACGATCCAACAACAGACACACATGTAGGTATGTCTTCAACTACGGTAGAAGGCTATGCTGTAGAGTTGCCTGATTTTATAGAAGACTACGCTGCTTTTGAATTGTTGATAAATGCTGGTGTTGGTTTGTTCTTTGTACCATCAATAATAAATGAAATCCCAATCTTAGGAAGCCTTATAGAATGGGGAGCAGTACAACATACTGTAGATGAGTTGCTTCCTTACCGTCCAGATGGTGTTATTATTGCTGCGCATGTAGCTCTTAGTAAAGCAGCTGCTGTAATTGGAACTGTTGTTGCAGATGCTACTGCTGATCATGCGAAAGCTTTACGTAAGGCGCGCGCTAGCGGAAGCGAGGCTGTTTTTGTTCACAAGAGCCTAGCAGAAACCATAACCATAGAAGGCTATGCAGTCGAGATTCCAGGTACTCCGGAAAAATATGAAGAATTGGAACTAGTACCAATGAAAGCTAGTACGTTGATCTTTGTACCGAACACATACGGAGAACAGCCTCAGTTGGCTAGTCAAATTCGTTGGGCTAATAAATTGCGCTCGATTTCCGCTATTACTCCTGTGCGTCCTACCGGCGTTACAATAGCGGCTAAGATAGTGGTGGCCGCATGACTGTTTCGTTTAAGGTGTCACTCGATAGTTGGGTCAATGAAATTCAAGGACAAGGCGCCGAGCTCATTCAACGTGTTAACAATCATGTTGAAAGATCATTACGTTTTGGAAGCCATGTAACAGGAGCACCGGGGCAACCAGTAAAAACACGCTTCTTATTGGAATCATATATAAGAGGCGGTTCTTTAGCTACAGGTGTTATTAGTCATTCATTTACCGCGCCATATGCGTCTATTATTGAACACAATGCAAGAGGAGCCACACTTCGTTCTAAAGTAGGCGGTTGGCATAGCGTGAAACTAACAAGACTCGGATTCAATAGAATTGTAGATTACGAAGCAACTAAAATGAAGCCAAGACGTACTGTGTTCAAAGGTGGTTTTTTCAGAGAAGCAGGAACTGGTCGTTTTGCAAAGGTGCCAAGATAATGTTAGACCATCAAGAATTACTACTTGCTCTACGTACACGGTTGCTTACCACCGAAATCGCCACTACCGGGGCAACTGCCCTGGCTGCTACCGGAACGGGTTACACGCGGGCTGCTGGTAGCTTTGTCGCCGACGGATTCGTACATGGGATGGAGGTGTTACCTAGTGGGTTTAGTGCTAACGATATCGGCATAATCAAAACAGTAGAAGCACAAACAATAACGACATACGATCCGCGAACCGCCGAAGGAGCCGATAGCGGGAGATCACTCACTGTGGGTATTCCTTTGCTACGAGGATGGGAAAATCTAGCAATGGAGCGTATTGCTAGAAGATGGTATATAGATGAAGACTATTTGCCGGGTACGCCTATTAGAATCGGCATTGGAGCAAAAAGCTTTATGGAAGACCAACCTGCTTACGTATTACGAGTAGAAGGTCTTCCTGGTATTGGTACAGAAGCAATGTTTACCGTTACCCAAGGGATCCTGGATCTCTTTCCCCCGACACTTGCGATTATACTTGCTGGCGGTCATATTGTATATGTACGTTCGGATGTCGCACCGTATAGAGAACAAATGGTATCAAGAGTAGCAGGTACTGTAGAAATTGTAATCACCATTCCGTTAGTAGTGCGGACAAGCAATCCCATCTAGGAGGAAAGTACCATGCCGGATCAATCAGCGGAACGCGTGCTTGCCGCAATGAAAGTGGAAGGTACATACGGCACGCCAGAATCCAGTGGTTCAGGAGCTGAGCAGATTCGTTTGCTAGACAGCGCTGGACTGAAACTCACGCGGGGCGAAGTTCCTTCTGAGGAGCGCCCCACTAATCAAATCGAAAGAGCCGCAATGCTCGGCGGACACGAGGTAGGAGGTGTCTACAACACCGAGGTCAACCCAGGCGGTTACTTCGACATTCTTATGGGAGCATGTCTTCGTGCTACTCCTGCCGCCTTGGCTCAGCATGCTGCTATCAATACCGACGTTCAGTTGAGCAAGGCTACGCCGGCCGCTGTTCCGGTTAACACCGGATACACCATCGAACAGAATGACATGGACATCGACGATTCCGAGTTGTTCTATGGTGTCCGTGTAACCGAAGCCGCTTTTACCCTGCCGCCAAGACAACGTGCCAAAGTTGCTTGGACGATGAAAGGGTTGAGCCGTAACATCGTCGGCACTGGTGCGTCACCTTGGTTCACAAGTCCAAACCTCGAAACTGGCGATTCGCTGATTGTTGACAGTGCTACGATCAGTTATGCCGGTTCTCCGATCACGACGTTGACCGATCTGAATTTCTCGATCGTCATTGCCTCTGCAATGCAAGACTTCATCGGCGGTCTCATTCCTGCCAATGTATTTTTGAACCTGATGACTGCTGGTGGTGCAGTATCAGCTCTCAGACAGGATCTTACCGCACTCACGGCTTTCGACGCAGAAACCGAGTTTGCAATTCTGGCTAACCTTGTGGCGCCGGGAACACCTCCACAACTCACCTTCGCAGTCAATCTTCCTCGTGTCAAAATCTTTGATATCGATGCTCCATTCCTTGGCGGCGATGCTGGCAAAATCGAAACGCGGACATTCAAGGCGTATCCAGCTGTCGACGGCCACAATATCGTCGAGCTTTACTCGAGCACAGAAACACCGACAGCCTACTCATAAGGAGGCTCTTACATGAAAGTCGGGCAAACGGTTCGTTTTTACGATCGTGTTCTTGGCAAATGTCAAGATGCCATCATCGTAGAGATTGTTGGGGCAGCGGAAGCTTTTCCGCATTTCAAGATTCTTTCACTGGAAGTAGGTAAAGAGCAATTCAAAGACGTAAACCACGAGACTGCAAAGCCTCATGGTGATATGTTTTGGATGCTTTTGAATGAACCTGCTCCAAAGAGTTGGAAAAAGTCAACACCAAGTGCGGCTGCTGTAATTGGTGCAGCTGCAACTGGCAAAACACCGGCAAAGAAAGAATGAATATACGGGGCGAGTCATGTTGTCGCACGAAGGGCTTGACTCAGTGAGAGGGGTTGGCGGGGACCCTTCTCACAAACTGTGGTCACTTACCTCACTCTCACGAGGAGACAATGATGGCAAAAGGTTTTAACATCGCTGCGGAAGCGGCACTGGCGAAGGAAGAGGACAAAGGTACTGTTGTTGAGATCATTGGCATTGAAGATTTACCAATGCTATACGATCACCCCGATGGTAGCGAGAAGCCTGTTACGATTACTGTAATGGGCGCACATTCGTCTGCGTTCCGGCGTATTGAAGCCGCTTTGCGCAAGCGGAAGCTCAAGCCACGGCAGCTTACGAGCGGAGCCATTTTCGATGATAACGTCGAAAAGGTTGTCGCTTGCACAATGGCTTGGGAAGGGTTCGCTTCCGATCAAGACGGTGAGTTTCTTGATTTTTCGAGAACCTTGGTGAGAGTTCTTTATGATCAGTGCCCGTGGGTATATGATCAAGTAATGGAGGCAATGCACGACCACTCAAATTTTTCTGGGAGCGGATCGATAGCGCCTTCGAGTACATCCGATTCACAGCAGGACTGAATAAAAAGAACAAAGATGGTTCTACTGTCAGAGATCATTATGAAGTAGCTGCCGAAGGTGGTAGTGAGAATGCTATAGCGCATTTAGCTTCAGAACCATCTTGTCCGGAAGAAGTTGAGTATCTTGTTGAATGGATTTATATGCTTCACGGTAGAAGCGGAGCAAGTATCGCCGGTATAAGTCCGTTAGCGTACACAACAATTCAAGCTTGGATGCAACTCATGGATATAGGTGAACTTCAACCATATGAAGTTGAAGCTTTACTTACGCTTGACAGTGCCTTTCTTTTAGAAGACGAAACAATGCAAGAAGAGAAACCACCCGCGGAAACTCCTCCTTGGCCGAAGCGTAGAGCAAGCTAATGAGTTTTTCACCGCTTACAATAATCGTTAACCACAAGGGTGCGACATCGGCTCTTGCTAAGTTTACAGGTTCTGCGCATAACGCCGGTCGTGCTACAGAGAAGCTGGAACGTGGTACCAAGAACCTTGCGGTAGCGTTCGCTACTCTTGGCGGTGTTCTTGGTACGCGTCAACTGGTAGAGTATGCAGATACTTGGACATTGATCAATTCTCGTATCAAAATTGTAACTGAATCACACGAACAAGCAAAACACGTACAGCAAGAATTGTACAACATCTCTCAAAGAACACGTAATTCTTTGGCGGCAACTGGTGTTCTTTATGTACGGCTTGCTATTAACGCCGATCAACTTGGACGCAGTCAACAAGACCTCCTCGATGTGGTAAGCGCGGTTAATAGCGCCGTCCTTGTGTCTGGCGCAACGGGGGTAGAAGCTGCGCAATCTATCCGGCAGATTTCTCAGGCGTTTGGTAAAGGGAAGCTTGACGGCGACGAGTTCCGTACCGTTATGGAAGCTATGCCACTCATCCAGCGTGCAATCGCCGATGAGATGGATGTACCAATTGGTGCGTTGCAGGATCTTGCGCAACAAGGTAAGATCACCGCAAACATTATGATCGACGCCATGTTGAATGCGCGTAAGCAGCTGGAAGAAGACGTTGAGTCTATGCCAATGACCTTCGGGCAAGCAATGGTCTTGATGCAAAATGCGCTTACCCGTGTTATTGGTATTTTGAACCTAGCTTTTGAAGGTTCTATGAAATTTGCAACAGGCGTAGAGTTTGTTATTATCAATCTCAATAGATTCATAGCTCTATCAGTTGCTGTGATTGCTGCTCTTGTTGCCTACAAAGTTGCTACCTTAGCATGGGTCGGTACTTTAGCATTGCTGAAATGGAACATGGATAGAGCTACTATTTCAACGATGCTTTTGACAGCAACAGAAACCATCCAAAGAATGTGGAAGCTAGCAACCGCCACAGTATCAACAGCGAATGCTTTTGCTTTGATGTCTGCGTTCGCTGGCGGTGCGGCTAAGATAATACCGGCAATGGTAGCGGCGGGTGCTGCTATTGGCGTTTACATAATTTCTATAAAGAAAATTACCGCAGCTACAGAAGAATGGATAAACGCTATTTCGAATATGGATGTACCAATTGGCGCGTTTGCGGAACTTGAAGAAGCAAAGATACAAAAAGCAAGAAATACTATTAAGGACATGATTCGTGAAGCACATCAAGGTTATGTTCTTTCTAGTCAATCAGCTATGGGTTCAAAGCGTCTAAAGATTGAATTTGAAGCTGTTAACAAGATCATTGAAATGAGGCGCGATGGCCTTGGTGATCTCGAACCTGCTATGTATAACGCAATTCTTCTGGAGAGAGATTATGCTCTTAGAGCGTTAGAAACTGTAGAAGCAATGGAAGCACTAGCAGCAATCGAAAAAGAGAAAGCAGCTACTATTAAAAGATTCATTACAAACTTCCAACGCGGCTTTGCCGATGCGTTTCATAACATACTGACAACTGGTATCAGTAACTTCACAGAACTATTCGATGGTATTAAAACCTTGTTCTATCGTCTTATTGCCGATATGGTTGCGGCCAAGATGATGCAACGTCTTGCTGGCACATTTACCACTATACTTGGCGCTGTGATGGGAGTGAGTGCGGAAGAAGCGGCTGCGAGAGAAAAGGCTGCCTTCGAAGCTGTACGCGCAAGCTGGTCTATGGGGGAAACTGGTTTCTACGAAGCTGGTACAATGCCAATAAGGCTGGAAGAAATATCAAATACAGCAGCAAAATCTTGGACTGCAACTCTTGCGCAATATCTTGGTCCAGCTCTTGCTGGCTTTATGGTAGGGCGCATGATTGGCGGTAGGACAACAAATGTGGCGCTCGGTACCCTTGGTGGAGCAGCGGGTGGCGCTCTATCTGGTGCTGCTATGGGTGCTATGCTTCCTGGTGTTGGCGGACCGCTTGGCGCTGTTATTGGTGGCCTTACTGGCGCTATTGGTGGATTGATGGGTGCGTCAGAACGTCAACGCGAAGAAATGGAACGCTTACGAGCAATCGAAGAAGCACACAAAATAACTCTGGAAGAAAATAATTTACGACTACAAGAATTGAAGCGTAGTTTTGATGGTCAAACGCACAGACATCTTACCGAGATGTTGAAGATTCTAGAATATACAACAACAGAAATCTTTGCTTATGGGCTACGCGGTGATACTCTTATCACCGATACTATCGGTTACCAATATCTTAACGAAGCTCAAAAAGCCGCCGTCAACCGTATGGCTGATTCTTTACAAGTTGATTTATTCGATACAGAAGGTAACTTCATAGAAGGTTCGCTTGAACAACTAAATGCTACTATACTTGAAACAATTCGTCAGCTAACCACGTTCGGTAATAATTTGACGGATATTGTATCGAGACAAGAAGCCTACAATAAGCTTTTTGATATAGATATGACGCCTCAACAAAATCTCGAGGATACCTATTCTGTCCTTTCACAAATGGCGCCTGAACTCTTAGCGTCTCTTGGTCTTGCAAATCTAGATTTAACATCTCAAGTTGGACGCGATGTCTTAGAGGAGGGTTTACGCGAAATCTTTAACTTAATCGATGCTGGGGATCTTACAACTGATTTGCTTGGAGCTTTTGGCGATAAGAATGAGTTGTTAGATTCAATCTTGAAAGTTAAGGATGGCTTTAACGCGCTAAATAAAGAGATCAATAAGGTCACTACCGACTTTCCTCGCGCAATGGATATCATATATTACGAACAAAAATTCGGTCAATATGGATTAGGTAATAATGGCAACGGTGGAAGCGGTGGCGGTGGAAGTGGTAGCGGCGGTGATAGTTGGACCGTTAACGGCGGCGTTCATATTCATACCGATGGCAGCGAAACTGGTGAAGAAATATTCGAGAAGATAGAACAAGCTGCAACACGTAAACGCGCACGAGGTGGGCGCGTTGGTATCGCTGATACGGAGTTGTTTTGAGAGTTAACGTAGATTCACCGACACAGACGCTATACGAAAGTGGCGTCTTTGATCTTCATACGAAGCTACTGATCGAAAACGGTAGTGATACAGAAATCGATCTGCAAGGGCGCTATAAAGCTGTTTCTATAGATCAACCCAATCCAACCCAACCTATTGCTCAATTAGCTGCTACTTTTATACGTGAAACAGCTGAAGGCGATGCAACTTCGCTTGCACCAACAATCACTACTAGCGCCTTTAATATGCTTGACGACGAAGAAACTTATTCGCCGTTATTGCAGCTTGGACGCCTTGCTAGACTTGAAATTGCGCTTACCGCAGTTGGCGGCTCTCGCCCTGCTGATGAATCTTCTTTGTGGTATGAAATCTTCCAAGGTCCCATTACTGATGTTGATTGGGCTGATTATACATCTTCTCTGATTAAGATTAAATGTAGTGATCTTGGCGGTATTCTACAACTAGCCAAAAGCGAAGATGCGTATATTTATGACGCTAGTACAAGCATAGAAACTGTTGCCCAAGAAATACTGACCAATAATGGATTCTCTAATATTGATCTGTATTTCCCTGCTGCCACCGCAAAGGTTCTTCCGTACGATTATGCTCCTGGTCTACAAAAGACAGTATGGAGCCAACTGTGGTCATTAGCGCAATCGATGGGTTGGTTGTGCTATTTCCGCTATAGAGGAAGTGGTGGGCCGGAGTTAACCTTTTTTGAGCCGGCACGTGCTAAGTCCACACCTGATATGGATGTTGACGTATGGTGGGATTACAAAGCGCTTTCTATTAACGAAGATGAAGTACGTAATGTTGGCTATCTTCAATATTATGATGCATCTGGTGTGCAACAACTTATTGGTCCTGATGAAGATTCGGCTAGTCTCGCTAAATACGGTGGCTCACTTAATATACGTCGCCCGTTTTGGATAGCACTGAAAAACGATTCACCTATACGCAGTTCTGGTGCTGCTATAGCAATGCTCGCAGCGGCACTATCTGATGTTGCAGATCCCGATGCTATTGCCACAGTTCGTACCTTTCCTTTAGTCTTTGCGGAAAATGGCACGGATCTTTATACTTTTGAAGATAAAGGTAGATTCTTTGATAGCGATCAAGATCTTGCTCCTGTTAGTAACAAGATTACTATTGATGTAAAACGTGCTGCATCTGATATTTCTGTTCGTGGTGTGCCGACTGCCGGGATGCAATCGTGGCGTGATCTCAATATGTGGGAATTTGAGGCAATTGATAATGCGCTTCGTAACACGACGCTAGAGTCTGTACCTGTAGCTGGTGGCACAAGCGGTTTAATGAAGTATCGTATAGTTGGTATGTGCGGTGCGGCAGTTAAATCATTTAATATAGCGTGTAGCTATTGGAAAGCAGTATCACCTGAACCAGCAGATCATCACGAGTGGAATTACGATGTTAATGAAACTCGTGGTTTTAATTTGTATCTTCAGCGTTATGATGAAGATTTAGAGTTAGATGAAAATACGACTACGGCGCTTAATGTCATTATTACACCTTATAGTGCTCCCGATGGAGCTAGTGGTTCAGGTACAGCTGGTGAAGATGTTAGATTAAGTCCTACAAAGAATCAAGATAGTGGCGCTGGTACAACGATCACCGATGGAGTTGATACTTACAAGGCAGATGCCTTGTTGATCGATGACACCACGCTTGCGCTGACGACATCTGGTGGTAGGCCGAAGCTTGCGGCGCTCCCTGGAGCTGGCCCCACTGGACCGACTGGAGCAGATGGTGACCTTGGACCTACTGGACCGACTGGACCTGTAGGAGATCCAGGTGATCCTGGCAACGACGGGGCTACCGGACCCACTGGACCAACTGGCTCAGATGGTGTTACGGGTCAAACGGGTGATACTGGAGCCACGGGACCTACTGGCTTAGACGGACCTACCGGACCAACAGGTTCGGATGGCCCCCAAGGTGATCCAGGTGATCCTGGCAACCCTGGACCTACGGGACCTACCGGAGCAGGCGGTTCAACCGGACCAACAGGACAGACTGGTGATGGCGGACCAACTGGTCCGACAGGCTCTGATGGGTCTTTGGGTCCAACTGGACCCACTGGACCTGATGGCCCACAAGGCGATCCTGGTGATCCAGGAAACCCTGGAGCTACCGGACCCACTGGATCAGATGGTTCAATCGGGCCAACGGGGCAGACAGGTGACGATGGACCCACTGGCCCGACAGGCTCTGATGGCTCTTTGGGACCGACAGGACCAACAGGGGCAGATGGTGAACAAGGCGACCCCGGTAATCCTGGCAATCCCGGAGCCACCGGGCCAACAGGTGCCGATGGAATAGAAGGCCCAACAGGGCAGACAGGCGATACAGGCTCGCAGGGTTCGACTGGTCCCACAGGTTTAGATGGTCCCACTGGACCAACTGGCTCAGATGGTCCTCAAGGTGACCCTGGTGATCCTGGTAACGACGGTGCTACGGGACCAACGGGTTCAGATGGAATAGATGGGCCAACAGGTCAGACTGGCGATGACGGACCAACAGGACCCACTGGCTCAGATGGACCAACGGGCTCAGACGGACCCACAGGTCCCACGGGCTCAGGAGGCCCCACAGGTCCCACCGGCTCAGATGGCTCAGAAGGACCGACCGGACCCACCGGGGCTGATGGCGAACAAGGCGATCCTGGCAACCCTGGTAACCCAGGAGCCACCGGGCCAACTGGCGCAGATGGATCAGATGGAGCCACAGGCCAGACGGGTGATCCTGGGCCAACGGGGCCAACCGGCTCAGATGGAGCTACGGGCTCAGACGGACCTACTGGACCCACTGGCTCAGACGGACCCACGGGACCAACGGGTTCTGATGGACCCACAGGACCCACCGGAGCAGATGGTCCACAGGGTGATCCCGGCAACCCTGGAGCCACTGGACCAACGGGATCGGCAGGCGCCGGAGGACCAACGGGACCTACGGGCCAATATGGTGATGATGGACCTACTGGACCGACGGGTTCAACTGGCTCAGGTGGTCCTACCGGACCAACGGGATCAGATGGACCACAAGGTGATCCTGGTAATCCGGGCAATCCAGGAGCTACTGGACCCACAGGAGCAGATGGCGAAGACGGAGCCACCGGACAGACAGGTGACGACGGGGCTACTGGCCCGACAGGCTCAGACGGAGCTACTGGAGCAGGTGGACCGACGGGACCCACAGGTTCAGGTGGACCTACCGGGCCTACTGGCTCCACCGGCTCGCAAGGCTCAACTGGACCTACTGGAGCAGACGGTCCTCAAGGCGACCCAGGTGATCAAGGCAACCTTGGCCCCACTGGACCCACCGGGGCAGATGGAGCTGACGGACCCACCGGGCAGACGGGCGATGATGGACCCACGGGACCCACAGGATCAGACGGACCAACTGGCTCGGATGGCCCCACAGGACCAACTGGATCGACGGGCTCGGGTGGCCCAACCGGACCTACTGGTTCGACGGGTTCAGGCGGACCAACCGGACCAACCGGAGCAGACGGTCAGCAGGGAGATCCAGGTATAGAAGGTGATGATGGGCCGACTGGTCCCACTGGCTCAGATGGGCCGACCGGACCTACAGGTCCGCAAGGTAATATAGGTTCTACAGGCCCGACGGGTTCAACGGGCTCGGGCGGGCCGACAGGTCCTACTGGATCTACTGGCTCCGGTGGCCCAACCGGACCTACGGGACCTGACGGTGATCCTGGCGATCAAGGCATTCAAGGTAATCCTGGACCCACAGGACCGACAGGTGCAGATGGACCCACCGGACCCACAGGACCTCAAGGCGACAAGGGTGACGATGGCGATGATGGAGCCACCGGCCCAACTGGTTCAACGGGTTCTGGTGGACCCACAGGACCTACGGGAGCTGATGGACCCACTGGACCAGATGGCGACCCAGGCGTAGAAGGTGATCCTGGCCCGACAGGACCCACCGGCTCTACTGGTTCGGGTGGCCCGACTGGCCCGACCGGCTCTACTGGTTCAGGAGGACCTACTGGACCAACCGGTTCTACAGGATCTGGTGGACCCACAGGTCCAACAGGCTCAACTGGCTCTGGTGGTCCTACTGGCCCCACCGGACCAGATGGCCCTCAAGGTGACCCCGGCGAAGAAGGTGATCCAGGACCAACTGGACCTACTGGATCGGATGGACCAACAGGTCCAACGGGTTCAACTGGTTCAGGTGGACCTACAGGTCCAACAGGCTCAACAGGATCTGGCGGTCCTACCGGACCAACAGGTGCGGGTGGACCTACTGGCCCGGAAGGTGACCCCGGCATAGAAGGTGATCCAGGACCAACTGGACCGACAGGAGCAGGCGGAGCTACCGGACCAACGGGACCGGAGGGGCCAACAGATGGCACCATGTGGAACCATATCACGGGAGGCTACACGGACGCCGATGTGACGGTCTCCGAGAACGATCCCTCCGGAGGGCAGCAAGGCGACATCTGGCTCAAGGTGGCTTCCGCATGACAATGCACGTTGAGACCGGCAGCTGGCAGCTAGTTGAAGGTCTCTGGGTTCACAACGGCGTCGCCCATGAGCCCGTCCTCAGTGGCTCCGTTCACAACGGCGTTGGCTGGGAAGAGTTTTACGCTCCAGAGACGCCTCCGGCTTGCGTCTCGCATAACCGAGAAGCTGTCGATGGAAGAGCCTGTCCTGACTTCCGGGCGGTCGTTGAGTATAGCTGCTGGGGAACCGTTTCCGACTGGAATGCAGCCAAATATAAACTCAACGTCTACTATAGCCAGGCCCCTTCCGGGGGCTGCTCTAGCACCTACTACCTCATCGGGGGAGGCGACGTAACGGTGACCGGCGGAGCATGGGGGCCGATAGAGGAAGTAGTACAGATGAGCGCCGACCTCGGTGGGACTAGTTCGACGCAATACTGGCGATCGGATGCTCGTATTCTCTTAAGAGATCCTCCATACACCCAAATCGACAATCTAGTATGCAGCTGTCTTACTGTTAGATATAGAGATTGCTAATTGTCTCACTCTCAAGACAAAGGAGCAAACACAATGCCAGGAAGCAGCCCAGCAGGAAAAACATGGATTACCGAGCGTCTTAATAGTGAGACGCCAAAGCGGGTGCTGGATATTGGCGCCGGTTGCGGAACCTATATCAAACTCTTTGGCAAGCAATGGGTCGGAGCACATTGGACGGCGGTAGAAGTGTGGGAGCCCTACATCGAAAAATACGGGCTTCGAGAGTTATACGACAATGTGGTGATAGCCGATGCTCGCACCTGGGTTTCTGATAAGTGTTATGACATCGCATTTCTTGGTGATGTATTAGAACACATGACTCCGGAAGAAGCACGGGTGCTTTTGGATCAAATACGTTCAATAGCTGCGGTCGTCGTTGTTTCTATTCCTATTATTCACTATCCACAGGGAGCACTCGGAGGTAACCCGCACGAGGTCCACGTCGAAGAGGACTGGTCGCATGAGAGAGTCTGCAAGGAGCTAGGGGAGCCGACCGAGTTTATCAACCACAATGAGATCGGCGCATATATCTATCGTCGTGAAGAAAAGCCTTTGCGCACAGTTGTCTACGCTATTGCGAAGAACGAAGTCGCCTTCGCTGAGAGGTGGGCAGCGTCTGCAAAGGCTTCCGACTATCTCGTTGTATGTGATACAGGTTCAACCGATGGGACTCAAGCTGCCCTCAGAGCCGCTGGTGTCACGGTTCACGACATCCATGTCTCTCCCTGGCGTTTCGATGTCGCAAGGACTACTTCGCTTGCGTTGCTCCCGACAGATGTTGATTACTGCATCGCTCTCGATCTTGATGAGGTCCTTATCGACGGCTGGAAGGAAGACCTTAAAAACGCACGCTCGGCCGGATGGACCCGTCCTCAGTATCACTACGTGTGGTCATGGAAACCTGATGGGTCCGAGAGCGTTACTTATAATGGGGATAAGATTCACTCACGTTATGGGTATAGATGGAGACATCCTGTTCACGAAACATTATCGCCCTATGGCATTGAGCAAAAAAGAGGGCGGCTTGACTCTTTACAGATCCATCACTTCCCGGATCCTAACGAAGCTCGTCACGACTATTTACCTCTCCTTGAGCTCTCAGTAAAAGAAGATCCATACGATGATCGAAATGCACACTACTATGCGCGTGAGCTTTTTTACAGAGGACGCCTTGTAGAAGCAGGGAAGCAGTTTCGGCGGCACCTAGCATTACCGTCAGCTACGTGGACCTTAGAACGCGCCGAGTCCATGCGCTACCTTGCACAATGTCCCGAACCACCAAAAGAGATTGAGTGGCTTGAAAAGGCGGTCGCCGAAGCCCCGGGACTACGTGAACCATTGGTGGCTTTAGCGGTTGCTAGACGAAAGCGTGGCGAGTGGACCGAATGTTATAATGCGGCCACAAAAGCCCTCGCAATTACTAAGCGAACTGGAACATATCTGAATCAACCAAAAGCCTGGGGAAAGAGTCCACACGACGAAGCTGCGCTCGCTTCTTTCTTCCTTGGGCGACCGGCAGAAGCGATTGAACACGGTATGGCTGCACTCGCCTTTGCGCCAACAGATGAGCGGTTACTAACGAACCTTGAATTCTACCGCCAGGGAGTCAAGTCAGAATGAAACAACTAAATGGTCAAATGGGGCGAGTCCTTGCATGGGTCATGGTTCTGATTTCTGGCGTCTTCCTGGGTATGGCAGCGTTGATCGGAAACTCCGTTCTCGATGCGCTTGACGCGGGTCGTAAGGCCGACGAAGCTTTTGCCAAACAGCTTGGAATTGTCGAGACCGCGGTTGCTGTGATTGAGGATACTCGTTTCACGCGAGCCGACGGTCTGGAGCTAGAGCTTCGCCTAACCGAGCGCCTCGCTGTTGCAATCGAGCGCCTAGAGCACGGTGTCAATAACGGAGAAGGTTGATGCATCCCGAACAACATGATTATAAGAGCATACGTGTGGATCGTGGTTTCATGGGTCGTGGCATCGGATTCATCTATTACTGGTTCGATCTGTTTGGGCCAGAGAAGCATCCGGCCAATTCTAAGGTGCAAATCTTCTTTGCACTCTTCATTGCGCTCTCGGCTGAGATATATTTTGGTTGGCTTCTCTCTAGGCCGGGTGGAGGCGGGATAACCTGGCCGTATGTATCTCTTGTCTTGGGCACACTGTCCATGGCGATGGGGATCGACGCATTCAAAAGTATGATGCGAATTAAAAACGGAAACCGTCAATCTAACGAGGACGAGCGCACATGATGAATCTTCATCAGTATAGATTCGGCAAAGGCGACGACTCAACTCTTAGTGAACTATACGACGCAGATGTATTTGAATGCTTCATATTGGAAGACGAACTTCGCCGTATCAAAGTGCATGGCGAAACAGCTATGCCTGCCGATCGCTTTGAGATCCTATTACGACGCGAAGGTGAACAACACGAAAAGTACGGAAGGCGCTTTCCATGGCATGAAGGTATGCTTCACTTTCAAAACGTACCAAACTTCCAATATTGCCAGCTTCATCCTGGTAATACAGATGATGATACAAAAGGTTGTCCTCTTCCTGGAGAGGTGCCGCAGATTTACCCAGACGGTAACTTCACTGTGGGAAGATCCACGCCGGCCTACGAAAGACTCTACAAAAAGATCGTTGCCGCTTTGCATCGTAATGAGCGCGTGTTCTGGGAGATTCATAACGATGCTCGTCACATCGTTGCTGGCGTGTAAGCTGGTACATAAACCCAACCGTTTAATCACCTGATAAAACACCCTAGCAAGCCGTGTAAGGGACTTGGCAAGCTAGGTTAGCACCCTACCCACCCCCCACCGGAAACGGCCCTTAAATCGCAAGATAAAATAAACCCCCCTGCCAGCCAGCTCCTGACAGGGGGGCGGTCACGCCATCGGTCATCCGTGCCCCACTAAGGAACCAGAAGCAGGGGGTCTACTCGGCATTCTCCCGATATGGCGGACCCTTAACTGTGAGTGTGACCATCGGTTTCGATACCGAGCCACATATTGCACCAAGGAACCATGACACAATTCATAAGCGTGTGTTCGTATGCCGGCTTCAAAAAGTCGACGAAAGATTGTTGTTGCGCCTTACCTTGGCATTTTCTACCATGAACTCCGCGCAGGGCAATACGTTGATCTTTGGTCAGTTTTTCAAATTCATCGAGAGTCATTTGAGGCTCCTTTGCATCGTGACCGTTTTTACCTTGACTAAATATACCCAATACTTCTTGAACATGTCAACCACATTAGGAGGCGGCTACCTGACCCCATGAGGGACCGACTTCAGTGCCGACCTGAACAGGTACGTTGAATAGAATAGCTGTTTCCATAACGTGCTTCATAGCGTCGAAGGCTTCTTCTTTATCACCTGGATCACTAAAGTCGAGTTCATCGTGTACGGTTAGCCGCGGAACACCCGTTTCGCGGAAAATCCCACCTTCCCAACACTGAAGCATAGCTTCCTTGATAAGGTCAGCAGCCGACCCTTGGAGCCTTCTATTCAATGCTTTATAGAGGTAAGCGCGTTCAGGGTTTCTATAGGATAAGATCGCATCATTAAACGGAAGAGGCTTTGCATCAGGAGAATAGTGCCCAGGTACCCAAAGATCGAAGCGAGAGCGCCTACCTTTGATCGTTGTAATGTAACCGAGCTCAGCAGCTTCGGCCATTGTCGCATCCATTGTTGTACGCATAAATGGTGCTGCGGTATGCAATGCTTTCAATAGTGCTTCGGCATCTGTTCTCGATAGTCCAAGATACTCTGCCAGTGTTGTGATCCCCATACCGTAGATTGTACCGAAGTTGACGTTCTTCACTAACGGGCGTTCGTGCTCTTGATGCGCAACATCTCGAATGATCTGTTGTACTAGAGCATGAAAGTCGGTATTGGGTTCTTCAATATATCGACGGCGAACTTCATCTGCCCCTTCTCCAACCGCATAGTGAGCAAGACCACGGTATTCAATTTGACTATAGTCATGTTTACGCCATTGCTTGTGACCCGGATCAGGTATAAAGCTTCTTCGGATGATTTTACCAAGCTTAGAACGAATAGGGATGTTCTGTAGATTAGGATTACTGGACGAGTACCGACCGGAACGTGCGCCAGACTTATCACTACGTAGTTGATGGAATTGCCCATACACTTTGCCGTTGATATGTGAATCAAGTATATAGCCTTCTACAAATGTGCCAAGCAGTTTAGCTCGTGCTTTCTTTCTGAGGATCAATTGTGCGAAAGGATGCTTTACTGTTTCAAGGAATGTCTTTGTGAATGTTGGGTTCCCTTTTTTAGTTCTACCATACCAAAGACCGAGCACCTCAAATGCCTCAACCATACTAGAGGAAGCATCCGAGTTTACCTCGAAGCCAACGGCGTCTTTGATCTCCTTATCAATATCTACTAACTCAGCAATTAAAGAATCACGCATTTGCTCAGTGTGGTCAATATCGACCGTAACACCAGCATAGCGCATTTCTATCATTAAATAGATGAGTCGGTTTTCCATCGAGAAGAGGTCTAGGAGCCCTTGTTCTTGAAGCAGGGGCCATTGCTGATCGAGGATTCGGAAGGGTAGATCGACATCGCCTTCTGCGTATGGCCCAACAAGACGCGGGGGTGCTCGATAGATATTTTTCCGCTGACTGTCAGTTTCGGGTCCACCGTAATATGCGGCACACCATTCGTAAAGGATATTACTATCTTTCCCGATTCCAAGATATCTGAGTCCAAGGTCATCGAGATTAACAGTAGCGGTTTCTCGAAGGAGCGCTTCGGCAAACTGGACATCATATAAAGAACCCCTAACATGAACACCCTCCTCTCGAAGCCAACCTACGTCATACGTAATATTCGCGCCAATTTTTGGTTGCGCGGGATTAGTTAAGTTGTTCCGCGCCCAAGCCAATACATGCGCAGGGTCCAGGTTCTGCTCTTTCTCCACTTCATGGCGCATTGGGAAGTACCAGCGTTTACCGTCTTCTGTACCAGCGGCGATACCGACGAGATGACCAACACCACGAGCCCACCCGGGACCTTTAGTGAGTAAGTCCGGGTCGTAAGTTTCAACGTCAATGGTAAGAGCTTTGGCATCTTGCAGCCTCGGGAATTCAGTTGACGCTACCCATCCTGTATCTGGAATAGGCGGCATAACACGAGCCGCCTGGCCTCTTTTTAATGAGATGTCTTGCCAGAAGAGTCCTACAGCATCGTCACGCATGGCGCCATTGGACACGGCCGCAGTGATAACAATATCTCTTCATATATTTGATGGCTAAATACCATCTGCACCAAACATGTTTATGCATCTACCATTCCTAGAAATACGCCGCGAAGCTTTTCTCCGATAAATGGGCAAGGATTCGGGTGTCGCGTGAAATCAATATCTGTCGCGCATCCGTTAAGCGAAGCAATATGCTTGTGGTGATAAGCGCCATAAGCAGGTAATCCTTCCATAGCCATAGATGCGCCAACGCCTCCTTCTGGTTCTGGTCCTGTGCAAAGAATATTATCACGAAAGTAAATGCGTCCTTCTAGATCAACAAATGGAGCCAACATTTCTACTGCACCAAAGAGCATTGGTGGTATCGGTTGTAAATCCGCACCTTCGAATGCTTTATCTAAGAGAGCACTAATATCGGGCCAGTCAACAGATAGTAGTTGACTGCGAAGCCATCTATCTCCTTGAAAAAAGAATGTAACTGAGTTTTCGCTTAACCTCACTTTTATAGGTTGTTCGTTGATACGATTAAGTTCTAGAATAGCTGACGCTGGTAGGTTGATGTCTGGCATAGGTGAACCTATCCAATACTCAAGTAGAACAATGTTATTTGTGGCATAAGCTGATTGTCCGCGTAACAGAACACCCATAGCCCAAAGGCGTGAAGCATCATTACTGGTGTAAGGAAGTAATCTTTTAATTGCAGCTAAGAAACCTGAGTCAATTGGTACGTCTTCACCTTGTGGTACAATAGAATCTAAGAGATCGCCTTCATCACTACAGTCTATGAATACTTTGAATCCGCCTGCTTTGAGTGCTAAGCGACCGACTGGCGTCATATGAATAGCCACAGTAGTGCTCGCACAAAGTTCAATGGCTTTCACAAACGGGAGAGCTTTAGGTGTTGCTTCGATATCTAGATCGATAGGGCTCGATAAGGCTATTGTTCCGTTGAACCCTATCACGCGACCATTGGCAATGCGGAAATGCGTTAGCGCCGGCTGGTAGTCTTTCTTAGCTACAGCGCCTTTAACAAACTTGAGGGCTTTAAGCATCAAGATACCTGTAGAACTTTTCTAGTGTATCAAAGAAGTGAATATCTGGAAAGCTCCAAAAGATCGTCCAGCGTTTGCTTCCTATGATGTAAATAGGAATTGGAATAGAAATAGCCAAACCGAGTTCAATGTAAGCGCCGCTCATGTCTGGCGTCCACAAAAGCACAAGCGCATCCGCATCCTGTACACCGAACATATCTTCATATGCAAGAACTTGTTGCACAGCTAAATCAAGGTCTTTTTCAGGGTTCTCTATGAACAGCTTTCCAGCTGCGTCAAACTCCATTGAGTTAGTTGCCCAACTGTGTGTGATCGTATGATTGCGACCAATTAGTTCTTGTTCAACAACACGGACAGCTTCATAGTTACGAAAACGACTCGCTACATAGAAACGCATCAGAACAATCCTGGTTGAGGAAGCACAAATGTATCGCGATCAATCGCTGCTAAACTTCCGTATGTCACGATGTTAAACGTCTTCCTACTTAAATGAACTCTGCGCAAACGATCGAGGTCAAAACCGAGGTTATCAATATATGCTAATATATGTTCACGGTTTATTTCTGTTATACTATCGATATGTCTTCCTTTTTGCTTACGTTGTGGCGCGTGTTCCGATACAGCTAATGTTCCAAACCCTGGAAGAAAGATGTTACCCATACCACCAAGCTGAACCCAAGAAGAAGAGTCCACGCTGTACCACGGATAACGAGACATGAGTGGTACTGAGGTCATACCGAAGCCATGTATCTTTGCCTTCGGTGTACCGTCAGGATTCACCAAGTGCATATCCCAGAGTCTGTCTAACCACACTTTCAGTTGAGGTGTGCTGATAGGTACCATGCCACCGATCGAGATGTAAGGATAGTGATCTATGTAGTGTGCCAGGACATCGGGCGATTCGCCATAGTGATAACAAGGGATCGGAACAATGCCTTGACGCTCCATTTCCATTTGATTGAAATACGTTTGCTTTGGATCACCGATAGCGTCGAGTACGGATACCTGTTCAAATAGATCCCCATGTTTATGTATGAAGCGACAATACCTGTTTATATCTACTTTAACGCCTTGTGTGAAGGAAGAGAAAGCACCAGAGTCTAAGAATATCTTACGACCTGTGCTTCTAATACGCTTTGTCATTCTTTCGTTATTGATGTAATGGTATGAGTCAAGAGCGTCTGTTACTTCTTCAACGGCGCGCTTTTCGCAATCGTCGAGTCTATTATACGTGGCACTCCCTGGACGGAAATCGTTGTAGAGCAGAGCAGCTAGGTATACCTTCATTTGATGAGAGCCAAGAACTCTGCACGAGCCTTGGCGTCTGATCGAAAGGCACCGTTTAACTTCGTTGTGATCGTTGTGTGTCCTTGTTTCACAATACCTCGGCTCTCCATACAAAGATGACGAGCCACAAGCTGTACAGCGACACCTATTGGCTCAAGGTGTGTCATTAGTGCTTGAGACACCTGGGATGTGATGCGCTCCTGTACCTGTAACCGATGTGCGTAGATATCGAGAAGCCTAGAGAGCTTCGATAGACCAACAATCCTTCCACTTGGAATGTAGGCAATGTGGGCAACACCGAAGAAGGGCGCCATGTGATGTTCACAGTGGCTATAGAACGGGATGTCTTTGACTAAGATCATCTCGTCATAATCTTCGCCACCGTCTGTAAAAGAAGTAAGGATGTCTTCTGGCTTCATACCGTAGCCTTCGGTCCATTCGATCCATGCTTGTACAGCACGTTCTGGTGTGTCCTCAAGACCTTCACGATGAATATTTTCACCGACGAAAAGCAAGAGATCAAGTATGGCGTTATGCGCTTTACCACGTGCTATATCAGCCATTATGCTGGATCTCCGTAAAGGTTGTGTCCATCTTCGTGTCCTTTGCGCCGTTTACAAAGCTCGCCTGAAAGGCCGTGTGCCGCTTGTTCGTTGCACCAATCTTCTTCGTTCTCAGGTACAACGTAAATGATGGTATTTTCTGCTCGAAGGAAGGAAGCAGAGCATTTACGGGTTTCATCGATACGGACACATACGAGAATCACACCTGTTCCCATGAGTTGAGTAGGACCAACCACATTGACGAGGTGTGCGGCCATGTTTTCTGCGGTGGGGTTGAACGGGAGCCAGACGAGACTGTCTTCTATTAGATCGCCGTACCCACTTGAAGCAATTGATTGCATTGTATGGTCGTTTTCCCAAAGTAACATCTTGTGATCCCAGTTGTCCTCGAGCCACTGGCACAGTAGCTGCTTGATTACACCAAAGTCGATGACACGACCAAGTGTATCTAGTGTGCGTTCAGGAGTACAGGTAAAGTGAACACGGTAGTTGTGCCCATGAAGAAAGCGGCACTTGTTCTCGTGCCCGACGACCCTGTGGCCGGCGCTGATATCGTGGTAGCGTTCAACAGTATACATCAATGACTCCTTTCACGAACATTTTGAAGAGCAAAGCTATATAGAAGACGTTTCTTAGCCGCGTTAACACGCGGTAAATCGATATTGTAATTCTCGGTATCGGGCAGATCCATAAGACCTTCGACATACGCGCGAAAGATTAACGGATCAGGTAAACCAGCTTCTTCGAATCCTTTGGCTCTTAGTAAGGTTGCATGATCTTTTCCGGTTGGAGGATATTTACCATCATACGACGTATGTGTGAATGCTAGAGCTTCGTAGCAGCCAGGAAGATTATATGCAGTCAAAACCGTTTGTGCCTTTGTTAATTGCATCAAAGGTGTTATGATTCGTAACGACGGAAGTGTATTGGGATCATCTGTGAATGTGCCACAGCTACTGACATTTTCGAATGCGTTGATAAACGTAGTGCGACAGTCTGGATACCCACCAAAGTCTTCTTGGCTCACACCTGTGAATAGGATATTGATACCGCGGACATAAGCGCGATTGGCCGCAATAGTAAAGAACAACTGATTCCTCATGGGTACAAATGTCTTCTCAAGGCCACCCGGAAGCGACTCGTGGTTTTCATACTGCGCGAGTTTAGCATCAGATACTAAAGGAGAGGTACCATGAAGTAATGTTCCAATCGTAATAACTTCATGACTGATGCTTATCATCCGTGCAATGCGTATGGCTGCATCTATCTCACGCTGATGCCTTTGACAGTAATCAAAAGTGATAGCGTGAACAATATAGCCTCTTTGCAGCGCCATGAACAAGCACGTTGTAGAATCCTGACCACCAGAGAACACAATCACGGCCTTTTTTGAATACGACATGATGCCTCTTTACGGTAGGTCGGTGAGCTTATTCATCTGCACACCCATGATGTAGTTTTTGTTGATCATTACAGACCCAGCAACAGCGCGAATGTTAGCGGCGTTAATAATTGGATCTTTTGAATCGGCCGGCTGGAGGTATACCGGACCCTCCCAGTCCACCGGGGGCCGGGCAACGTACTTAAAGCCTGCTATGTGGTGACCTAGCACCCGTTCCGGTAACCCGTCGCTGGCTACACTGTCATTAGAAAGAACGTACTTGTACGCCGAGACACGTTGCGCCATCTTTGGGTGAATCTTTCCGGTTTTGGGACTGCACACAACGGTGACATCTTGCCAAGGAAAGTCATCGCCGGGGTAGAAGGTACCGTTTGTTTCAACTTGCACTTTATGAGAAGCTCTCAAAAGTGCTTCAACTAACGGCGTAATGTTCTGTCGGAAAGGTTCACCACCTGTGATTACGACCAATTGCGTATGGGCGTGTTGCGCTATACAAAAGAGTGTCGTTTCAAGAGTGCTTAACAGAACATCGTTAGTATATTCTGTATCACACAAAGGGCATTGAAGATTACATCCTCCAAGACGCAGGAAAATTGCTGCATGTCCAGCAAAGGGTCCTTCACCTTGAATTGTTGGAAAGACGCTATGTAATTCTATTGCACCGTCTACACGATGAAGAGGCGGGCTAGGTTCTTGCTTATTTATTGTCATTGTGGTTCCTATTAGAAGGAAGGGGTGGGGCCGACGTGACCCCACCCCCGTTGAGGACAGAGTAGCGGTCTACTCCTCGACGACCGGAGCGTCCTCGGGCGCGCCCTCTTCCGCGGCCTTCGGCTTGTTGCGTCCGAGACCGTGGAACTTCCGCCAGCGTCCATACTGCGTGGCGCCAGTGGCCGAATTGCCTCCCTCGCCCTCGAATGCCTTCAGGACATCGGCACGAGCCGCCGGCGACTCCTGCTCCTTGGACAGCTCGTCTGCGATCTCCCACACGCGACCAGTCGCGGTTCCTGGCTTCGGGCGCCTGACACCGTTTTGCTCCGGCATCTTGACCACCTCGGGCTTCGCCTCGGCCTCGCCCTCCGGCTGGGTCTTCTTGTCCGTCATGCTGTACTCCTCTGAAACAGTGTTTGCCTCCTCTGTAGAGAGGGCGGAGGAAGCACGCGCCCTTTACTTACGTCTGTTTCCTGGCTGCTATTGTCAGCGCGTGAAATGCGCCACCGATCTTGGTTTCTTCATTCAAGATGTTCGTGGCTACGTAGATACAAGCTGTCATTGCAGCAATGCACCCTGCAATACGTTCGAGTGGATCTTCGAGCTCAACCGCTTCTCCAAAACACTCGAAAGCTTGATCCAACATATCTTTGTTCCGGACCATCAGTCTACCTTTGCTTTTTGCGCCAATGATAATACTGCGTCTTGGCGGTATTTGGATTGACGCCTTGTGCCACACAAGCAGCGACGATATCCTTGCGCTCGGCCCCGACCATCTCATTACAGATACTGTGGACAAGCTGGACAGGGCTCTTTACTGCACTACGTTCACGATGAGCTCGCGGCCCCTCTTTACCATCAAGGCTTTGAGTATTGTATTCTTCGGCTGTTGCAGGTACCACCAGAGTGGTCGGCGCCCAATGTGTCTCTTCCCAACCTGCTGTCTTATCGAAGATGTGTACTTGACAGCTACTATTGCTTATATGCAATAGCTTCCCGAAGATACCCGTACCAGCCTGACGCCAAGGCATCCTGAAGAACGGGTTATCTTCAGTTAGTGTGTTGAGAGCAACGTCATTCATTCGGTGGGAGTTTCCATCAACCAGACGCGCGTGCCGTCGATCTCTTGCTGTGTACGCACTTCCCATCCGGGCTTGTTGCGCTTCACGAACTGCCGAGCAGCGTTAGCAGCATTACACTGTGAACCTTGCGGCGTTTCGGTCAGGGGCACAACAAAAGAATCACCCGATTCCATATCCGCAAACGGGTACTTGCCTCCACTGGTCTTAGGTGGCGGTGCCACCTTCTTCTCGACCTTGAAATCCACGTTCAGCTCCTTTGTGTGGTGTGAATTGTCACCCTACTATAGTACAAAAATCTTCGTCTACTTGTCAAGGACTAAAAGGGCAAATCGCGCCACGACAAACAACCATACGCAATCACCTTTGCAGGTGGTCGTCGATCACATAGATTACACATTTCTTCTGGTTCATAAAAATGATCGCAAGTTAAACATGAAGTAATGATTTTTTGCCTATGAAGTTTTTCAGTTAACGCGAGCATATAAGGTACATCACATTTTTTTATCATAGGAAGCTATACCCGCATATCTCTGGATACCTTTCTTTTATAGCTACTGTGATCTCTGTGGGTATCTTCAGGAACTCCGCTGCTGTCATACCTGCCTCAACTGAAGGCGGTGCGCCCCAAGGACTGCGTAGCTCCCACCACTTACGCGCAACGCGAGCGGCATACCCACCATGATCTAAACAGATGTATTCACTGAAACGTCGAATACCACAATAGTAATCAACCCGCATAGAATCGGGTTTACCCTTTTTACTATGAACACGATAAACGACACTTGATACATTGAATGTAACAAGTTCTGGTACGATGCCAGCTATAACATCTTGTATGCTTGCTTGTGATGTTATCAATATTTTCTTCGGGAACTCCATACCACATTCAGGGTTCTCACAGAACCGACACGACGCGTGCGAGTAGCAACCACAGTGCTCGCAAAGGCGAACGGGTGCTACGCCTGGGGCGCCCTTCCCGCGAGCGCGTGGAAGCACAGGGTCATTGATAGGCCCGAGGCGCTTCGTGTTGCCCGCAAAGTCTAGAACGAGGCAATTCTTTTTACCTTCGGATGGACGCGTACCTCTACCAAGCATTTGAACCCAGAGTCCAGGTGACGCCGTTGGTCGTAGCATGGGGATGCAGTCAATGGGTGGGAAATCAAATCCATGCGTGAGGATGTTATTGTTCACAATGGCTTGAATCTCACCATTACGGAACATACGAATTACTTCATCTCTATCTTTTCCTGACATCTTACTGTGGACAGCAGCTGCCTTAATATCAAAGCGCGTGTTGAGGTAATTGGCAATGTTTTCTGCATGGGTGATACCGCTTGCGAATACGAGCCAGTGTTTGCGATTAGCTGCAAGACGTGTTGCTTCGCCAAGAGCTCTCATTGTGATTTCTTCGTGATCAACATGTTCTTGTAAATCACTTAGGATAAATTCGCCCCCGGACATCTTCACACCTGTGACGTCTAATACCTCATCTGTTTGTCTCGGTATTAAAGGAGCTATCCAACCTGCTGCAATCATCCAGTTGAAGGAGTTTCGTTCAGTAAGGTCAAAGGCTACGTCATCGAACAAGCCATCGTCATCTGTTAGCATCCCATGCTTCATACGAAACGGTGTAGCAGAGAAGCCTATTACTTTTAGCTTTGGATTGACCTTACGAAGCACCTTCAAGAACTTACCGTACATAGATTCAGCGCGAGGTGATACTAAATGACATTCATCAATAAGTACAAGATCAATGTGTTTGAAGAGTTCTGGCTTCGTGTGTACTGATTGGATACCGGCGTACACTATGTCAGCAGTATGTTCACGTCGTTTGAGTCCAGCACTATAGATGCCTGCTGGTGCCGTCGGCCATATATCTAAGAGGGTGTTGAAATTTTGTTCAATGAGCTCTTTGACGTGTGTTAACATCAAAACGCGAGTACCAGGATATTGCATACATGCGCGACGAATGAACTCACCAATGAGGATTGATTTACCCGTACCTGTAGGTAGAGCTATAATAGGATTACCATCATGTGCTACGAAATATTTGAACAGGTTCCCTAATGCAGCTTCTTGATAGTCGCGAAGGACAAGTTCCTGCTTAATCATCATCTTGTCCCGGTATTGTTGAAGCCATTCTAAGCCATCCCGCGTTGTTAGATGCCACCACTTACATCGTGGATCTAAATACGGACGCATTGGATGCGTTTTACCAATTTCGAATGCACGTCTTCTTGCTATTGTGCCCGTATTGTAGATTACCTTGCCGCATTTAAGACAACGCAAACAAGGTTTGCCTTGAGCAGTTGCCGGGTATATAGCGGATTGCCCTTCGATCTCTCCTGGCGTAGTATAAAAGAGCCCAGTTTTAGGCTCACGCACAAAGCTATTGTTCACTCTTCTGGAATCTCTTTATACTGCTGGCACCCAAGGCGTTGCGCAGCAGTATCGAGTATAACATCAAAATGTTGGCAGTGCCATTGACCTTCGTAAATAGGTGCTGAGTTAATACAGGTGCGACAATTCACAGCCTTTGGATAAGCCTCATGACATACAGTGCTGAAATCACACCATTTGCACTTGTACCATCCAGGACTCTCATTGATTCGTGGAGGAGGAAACTTGGCAAAGATGATTTTGTATGCACGATGAATATATTTCTCTGCAACCCTAGCATTGTATTCTATTGGTGTTATGATTATATCGTCATCGTTTTTATTTACAGCGAAGTATAGCGCAAACGGAAGGTTTTCATAATGCATGTAGATTTGTGTCTGTACTGCATGCTCTGGCTTACTCTTTTCAACGCCTTGTTTCTTTAGAGCTTTGAAACTCTTATCATTATGCGTCTTGAATTCACCGAGCACCCATATGCCAGGGAAGTCAGGAGCATCGAAAATCTTGCCATCTAAGGAACCGCCAAAGTGTCCGTCGTGATCTCCAATACGAAATTGCTTACCAGTTTCAGGATCACTATCAAGTGTATGAATACCCGAGCGCCTTAACAAGTTTACGAATGCAACCTCTTCACGGAAACCTCTATCAAATAAACGAAGAACACGCGACGGAAAGTGAACGCGAAGCGCCCATCGAAAGATATACCAGAGTTCGCGAGCGCAGTCTCGGCCTATAACTGAAGCACCAAGATGATTCCTGAAACCAGAACCTTGCTTTTGATTGGCTTCAATAACCTGAAGTGTCTTACTCATTTAATTGCTTCGGCAATGAACTTAGCGAGGGAGTATAGCGCCCATGTATCTGAGGCTAACTGAGCGTAGTCTTTGAATATGTTGAACTTACCATAGCGCACAATAACTGAATCTCCAGACGCTCGAAAATCGAAGCTACCTCGTGTATGGTAAGAAAGCCGAAGCAAGTCCCCGGTGTTCGTTGGACCTGTGACACTGAAGTTATCTTTGCCCCACCACGATTGATCCAATGTACCGCTGCGTAAGAACAATTGCGGTTCAACTGTGGTTATCACCACAGTGTCCTGCTTTATAGCAGCGATGAGGGGCTGGCAGAACGCTTCGATGGCTGCGGTTCCGCCGCCTAAAGCCCTAGCGGTCGACGCTGGCGGGAACTGGTAGACAACGCGCTCGATGATTGTGGGTGGGCGGTCAGGTGGTTCCAACTCAATGATACGTGCTACCGGAATAATAACTTCTGGGAAGCTAACAAATGGCTCAGGTCCACATTGTTGAAAGAACACGATTCCTGATATAGCACCGACGAAGAGCCATGCAATGCGACTACCCATGTTAATTGCTCCCTTGAAGTGTTATAGGAGGGCAGTGGGTTCGAACCTCTGCTGGCGGCTTAGCCCAGGGGGTATCTAATACGCCTCCTATCCAGAGCTCTGGCACAGGACTCAGGATACCTCCTACTTCCTGCTACTTCGTCCAAGGTGGCGTCGTGGTTGCCGCCGGCGGTGCGGCTGCCGTTTCTGCTGGTGCTGCGTCGACTCCCGGAGGCATGGTGACCCCTGGAGCTGCGGGCATTTCAGGAGCAGCTGGCACCGCGGGTGCTGCTGGCATGCCTGTAGCTGCTGGAGCCGCTGTCTCAGCCGGTGCCGCTGTCTCAGCCGGTGCCGCTGTCTCAGCCGGTGCTGCTGGTGCTGCAGCGCCTTCTTCGGCCCACGGAGGATCGAAACTCGGGCCACCGCCTGCTCCCTCTGTGCCTGGCTGACCTACCGCAGCTGTGCCCATGGCGTTGCGCGACTCCTTCTTGCCAGTCGCGGCGTAGCCCTTGACGTCATTAGAAGCGTCGTATTGACCGTCAGCCGGCTTCTCGACGATGCGAGCCATGAAAGGAATACCGTGCAGTACCTGAGTGTCCTGCACCTGGAACACGTTGGTCGAGTGACAGATTGCAGACAACGAACCCTGAGCGATCTCGACTGCCATCGGATTCTTGTTCCAGAGGTTGAGGCGATCCCAAGCCAGGCGATTTGCCATTGCTCCGTCAAGAATCTTGAGCGTGAGCTCGAGATACGCGCCGTCCTTGGCCTTCGTCTGCTTGGTTTCGCTCTCTGTGATCATCACGTTGTACCAGTCCGTCGGCACCGGAGGCGGCGGACCAGCATTGGGTTCGTGTTGCGTTGCGTCGAATGTACCTCCAAGATCGGCCATGCTACTACTCCTTTAAGAGGATGGAACTGCTGCGAGAATCTTATCTATAATCTTACCGAGATGTGGTTCTTCGATTTCATCCAAAGCACCACTGCGATCCTTCGCCTCGTATTGAAGTCCAGACGCTGTTCTCAGGAAACGATACTCTTTGCCATCTGCGGTGCGTCCAATCTCCATGCTAAAGAGTTCATCGAAGAAGTAAGGCATGGCGTTGGTGAGCTTCTTCCCAGGCATCTCTGGGCCATAACGAGTAATGCCCGAGACCTCGTCAATCATCTGCCCTTGCTTGGCGCTGAAGTACACGTGCTTCCCGGGCATGTCACGGAAGCCACGAATGAGGGAACCCATTTTATCTTGCATCTCCCCATACGCGCGACGTCCGTCCTTAGTATTAGCCTTCTCACCTGTGAGGCATATTTCAGCGATCTCGGAAATGGAATCCAATGCCACACTCCAGAAAGCCTTGCCATGCTCACTCTCGGTGAGGAACCGATACACTTCAACCATGTCGTCGAAGCCTTCGATCACAAGTGTGGGAATTTCTACGCTTGCCAGAGAGAGGATACCGGATTCAGCACTTACGATCACTGGATTAGGGAGGGTCTTAATCAACGTAGTCTTGCCGACGCCACCACGTCCATGAGCACACATCTTTACGCCATGAAGTCGTGCGGCTTCACGAGTGGTCGTGTAACGAACTGCCATCAGGTTGCCTCCTCTATTTCTTCGATACGAGTACGAGTACGCGCAGCTTGATATATTTCACCGCGCTCTTCGTATTTCTCAAGCATACGACGAAGGTTGCCGATACGCTCGTCCTCGAGGTCAGGAGTCATTAGCCAAGCTTCCATACGCTCAGGTCCGTTTCCTTCATTGCAGTTTTCACACTCAATCGACTCAATACCGTCTCCAGTATCTCGAGCGATAATGAGATTACAAAACAGACAATTCCAGATCGGGTGAAACGCGGCATCTTGTTTCGGTACATGTGTCATGGCGCTATTTACTTACCTTGTAGAGTTGGAGTATCTTGCTTAGCTGCCTTGATCTCGAGTGTTGGGAGCCCGGGCTTGACAGTAAGAGCCTTATCAACTGTTTTCTGTGAAGCCTTGTCGAGCTTCCGGTACTCCGCAAGTTTCAACTCGTATGTGGTTTTGAAAACCATCTTACGAAGAGTGGCGGGTAAGGCGGGTACAGCATCCTGAAGCACGGTACGATTGAGTTTGTAGGTACCTTTTACCTCACGACCATCAGGGAGCATGGACTTGTTGACACCTTCCGTTGGCTTGGGGAAGGTACCTGTAAAGAGCCCGTCTCTTAGAGCTCTTTCTTCTTCTTGTAGCTTCGTAATAGCGAGTTTCAACTCTTGCCATCTGGCGAGTGTTGCATAATAGTCCATGTTGGTCCCCAGGTACAGGTGAAGTTGTTGTGTCAGTTACTTGTCCAGGTACTAACGTACCAGGAGACTCATACTATTGTCA